AGACAATAAAGTTTGGCTTGGCTCTTTGAAAGGTAAAGGCTGTATTGCATCTGCAAGTGAACCTCCAGGTGCATCTACATCTCTAAATTCTCCAGGCTGAATAGGAGAATCTTCGTCTCGTATTCTAATCCCTCTTGTCTTGAATCCAGCAGGCAGATTCGCAAGAGTTCCTGCGTCTATAAGTTGCCTTAGTATAGATGTAGATGCTTTTGATAAGCCACCAATCATGTGTGTTAGACCAAATCCGTAAAACCCTAATCCAGGTAAGAATTTAAAATGAACAAAGTATTCTATTTTACTTTTATACGGATCTTGTTCTAAATAGTTTCTTCTAATTGATAAAACTTGTTGTGAATTTGAATCAATAGTAACTATGTAAGGTAATTTAACACCAGTTAATTGACCTTCGCTATTGGTATCTTCAAAGCCATCTAAATCTAAATTACAATGAACTTCATATAAAACAGTTACTTCTGATGAATCGTAAGTCTGTTCTACTCCAGCTAATTCTTCTATTTCATCTTTTATCTGCGAAGATTCTTCAGCAGATACCCCATAATCTATATTTACATTTCGATAAAAACCTTGTGCTTGAAGTTTTCTAACTTCGTTTTCTGGCATTTTTATTATGTTTGTAATTCTTGGACAACTTTCTAAATCAGTTGTGTAATAAGGCACTATCAAATCTTCAGGAGCTACAAACTTAGAAACAGCTCTACCTAGTACTTCATCGTAATAAACTTTTTTAAAAGCAGAACCTGCAAGTGGTAAGTAAAATAATAATTGATCTAACTCAGCATCATATTCTTCCATAACGTGAGTTATTTGATAGTTCATAAACTCTTTAACTCTTTGTGCTTGTTCTTCTACAACAGAATTGTATTCGCCAACTACTTGAGTTTTGACTGGCCCATTAGCGGGTAATAATTCTTTATAAGCTTGAGCTTGAAAAGATGTTACTGCTTCGCCTAACAAAGGGTGTATAACACCAGAAGCACCAGCAAAAGGTTCTGACCTTTCGCTATCAAACTTCATGCCTAAATATTTAAGACCATCTTGATAAGTTTTTTCCCAATCATCTCTAGAAGATTTATCTTTTTCAATACCTTCTGATAATTGTGAAGCTATTTTGTTTAGTTCATCTGGGTCAATTAATTCTGCTAGATTTACATTGAAATCAGTATTGACCATAGGCATTTCTTCTTGACCAAAAACTGCACTGCCATCTTCTAAAATAGTAAAGCCATCATTTCCTTCGCCTTGAGCAACTCCCTCAGCGATTTCAACAAACTCTTGTTCTTCTAAAGTTTTTGGTTTCTCCTCGTTTAAACTAACTGGAGCAATTGGTTGATTTTCTATAGCCATAGTTAATGTATCGTTCTTAAATCTTCAATATCGCCATCATACTTCATTCTACCAATTATCTCTAAATTAAGAAAATTAGCTTGTTCAGTTGCAGACTGTAAAGATTCTGCATAAATACAAGGCCCATCTTCAATTCTATTTTCACTTATATACTGCGTAATAAATATATCCATTAATAATAACTTCTAACTATTGGTGCCTGATCATTGTCCTCGTAATCATCATGTAATGATAATAACCCACCTTCTCTAAATCTAATCAAGGCTTGAGTCATAGTATCGCATAAATCATCATTAGCACCAAAAGGAAAAGAAGCACATTCTTCTATCATCTCCTCAGCAAAAGCTTTTTGTGGAGCATACACTAAACCGCTTTCAAAAATAGGTGCAACAGAGTGCATCCTCGTAGTTTTATCGTGTCCTCTTGTTGGAGAATAATTTACAACTGGAATACCTAGCCTTCTAAGTTCGTGAGTCAAAGGCGTACCTGAAGCTTTTGCTTCAATCAAGACCATATCAGGTTCCCAATATTTGTATTCTTCCATAGCTAATCTTTTTAACTCTGGAAAATCGTATCTGCCTTTTTGACAATCTAAAAGTATGATCGAGTCTGGTGAATCTTCATCTGGTCTGAACACGCCCCAAGTAGAGATAGCAGAGTAGTCAGCATTTTCTTTTTTAGAAAAAGCAGTATCGTAGGATTGAATTATGTAGCTGACATTTGGCAAAGTATCGCTTTCCCATTTTTGCCACCATTCACGCTTCACTATCGAACCCTCTTCAGAAGTTGGAGTTTGCATCCATTGAGCATTCCATTTCATAACTGGCAAAGAAGCTTTGACCTTTAACAATTCTTCTAATGACCAAAACTCTTCCCATAAAGGATTCTCAGTTTCAGGAAAAATAGCTGGAAACTCTACAACCTCCCATTGATCTGCTAAGGCTTCTTTCTGAGCTTCTAATAACTTAGCTGTTAAATCTATGCCACTCCATCTTGTCATAACTAGGACAATAGATCCGCCTGGTTGCAATCTTTGTCTTGGGCCAGAAGTGTACCATTCCCAACAAGACTCCATGGCTGTCGGACTCATAGCATCTTGTTCAGAATGAGGATCATCAATAATTAATAAATCCGCACCACGACCTGTAATTGCTCCTCCGACACCAGCTGCGAAATACTCACCACTCTTATTGGTTTCCCAACGACCTGCTGATTTACTGTCAGACGATAAACTTACTTCAGGAAATATTTGTTTATAAATATCGCTGTCCATCATGTTTCTAACTTTTCTACCGAACCTAACAGCAAGTTCTCCTGTATGCGTAGTTTGCATAATTTTTCTACTCGGATCCCTTCCCATAATCCAAGCTGGAAAATATGTTGAAGCAAATTCAGACTTTGTGTGTCTTGGTGGCATATTGACAATCAACCTTTTGATTGTGCCATTAGCAATACCTTCTAGTTTTTCTGCAAAGATTTTATGATGACGACCACAAATAAACCCATCCCACATGTGGTCTATAAATTCTAAAAAATTGGTTTTGCAGATTTCTTGTTTTTTAAGTAAGTCTAATCTTTCTCGTAAAGCTAAAGCTTCTTTTATTTCAGCATCTGATAAATGATTGAAACTCATAAACTCTGTATAGCATTTACTATTCCACCTTTTCTATAAGTAGGTAGTCCACTTTTTCTAAATATTTCTCTGAGCTTGTCATCAATTTTTACAAAAGTACCTGTAAGGCCATGTAATTGAACACGACTTCCTGTATCGGTTGCGACTTGTCCAACATTACTTACTTGGAATATATATTCTTTAGGATCTAGACCTTCTTGTTTAAATATTTTTTTGAGTGCGTTGGGTATCAATTCATCATAAACCACCTCAGCTTTTTCCATAGTATCGGCCATAGCTTCACCAGAAGTTACTTTAAAAACATCATACCCTTCTTCAATAGCTTCAGCTAAGTCTCTTCTTACAACAGGTTCGATATAATTAGTGGTAAACCCTTTTGAACCGCCCCCTTCATCAAAAGGACTTCTAATAAGTTTCTTGGTTATCGGTCTTGCAGAAGTAATTCTGCTAAATACTGTATCTTCTGGATTAGTGCCTTTGATAAATTGTGGACTAGCTCCTGGACTTTCTTTTAAAAATCCTAAAGTTGAAGGCACCCTACCTTTAGCTAAATCAGATTTTTTAATAATTCTTTCTGTAGATCTCGCAGGATTATAATATTGCTCTCTCAAAA